ATGTTTTTTAGTTTAAGGGAAATATGTTTGAGATAATTATACATCAAATGTCACATTGAAGTTCTTTAATGATAGTTTAGATTCTTTTTTCTTGGTAGGTTCAACATCACATTTTTTGTTTGGTGGGCATTTCTTGGTCTTAACATGGGTTGAATAACCGTCACCACCATTACCTTTTGGCAGTGGAACTGTTGTAATATTATCTAATGATTCTTGATCTATGTTTGCCTTTTGTGGTTTGCTGTTAGTATTAATCTGCCACTTCTTGAATACGTTATACATCATGCTTAGGAAAGCTTCATCATATTCCTTAGTTTCATCTTGTTCTTTTGCCCAATGAATAAATGGGAATCCAACATTATCTTCTTTCTCACCACAATCATAAATGCCTTTGACATCATCTTTACAATCACTTATCTGATAACCGTCAGGTCTGTCATGTGTGCCTTTTGCTTCATCACATTCGCTGTAACATATTGCTAATGCCTGTTCATCAAGTTCTTTGCCACTTTCATTTTTCTGTGCAACACAATCTTCCACGCATTTACTAGCGTTGCCTATGATTCGTGTGTCTGCTGTTTCAACCACTGTGTATTTACCACATGGGGTTCTACTAGCCTGAACGCTTTGTAATTGTGGAATACAGGTTTCTTTATCACCTGCACACTTGCCTTTAATTTGGGCTTTCTGTACGGTATATGCAGGTTCAGCAACCCCTGCTACATGAGCAAATTCAAAAGAATCTATAACTGAATTACCATTAACGTCAATCTCATTCGCTTCATTGAATACTATACTAGGGCTAACAAAATTTACTTCACCGTTCTTCAGAATATCCTTTGCACGTTCATCTGTTATTTCTGCCAAACCCCATGCCTTTCCACTGCGTTCTTCTACCCCTACCATGATGATATTGCCTACACGATATTTTTCTTGTTGCACTAACAAGTCGTCACCATCTCTTGCATTTGGGTGGTCAAAGTCAGGGGTTAGCACAAAAGGTTTTCCAATGGCAGTATCTAGCCCTGCCTTTAAACTGCGTTCTGTTACACCCCATCTGTTAAGATTGAGTGTAGCATCTAGCAAGAAAAATTTAATGAAGTATTTATCTTGATTTTCAAATTCAATTAATCCCTTAGCCATTATTTACAATCTCTTTCAAATTGGAAACACCACTCGTAGTATGCGTTTGGTGTTGCTGTTGATGTACCTGCGTTTATTTGTGGTAGTCTTATTTCACCTGTACCTAAATCAATATCTGATGTTGCTACACCTGTTACTGCTAGAACAGAACCTAATATCACAAACGTTGCAATAATGCCAAGCATTTCATAACTCATATTCATATATCTGATTTTCCCTTGTACGCAATAATAGAACTAAGGTAGGTGTCTGTCCTTGTAATCCCATCTACCTGTGCCTGTTTTCTTCTTTCTATTCTTCCATTGACCAAAGTAGTAACCGATAGTAATGCCACCAACAAGATAGCACATACACATGAAAGACCAAAATAGTTCATCACTCATGGCACTCACATTTACAACCGTCTGCCTTTGCAATATCACTTGACATTAGATAGTAGCAACCACATTTTGTGCAGTGACCTTGATCATAGTGAGTTGTCATAACAATCTAATCCATTTAGAAATCTGTTCCAGACTTGCACGTTTTCTTAATTTTTTATCTAGTTTATCATAGTCTATTGGTCTAATGCCTGTATCATCTGACGGAACAAAGTCTTTTGATTTCTTCTGCCACTGTTCATTTTTTTCCATATACTCAACAATCTTGTCCATTTTCTTTTGAGTAAGATAATGTCTTGGTTCAGGTGGCAATTTCTGTCTGCGTTTAATATCACGCTTACTTGAAATGTCTGAAACAATCTGACCTGTCTGTTCATCTGTGTAGTAACATCTGCAATTAGGGTGGGTATCATCAGGTATTATTGGTCTAAGTGGATCATCAATATGAAATGCTATACCTGCTAACTGCAAACATATCTTATCATCAACCCTGTTATCCCTTTGAGTATTGAACACTACCTTTGGTGGTGTCCTTTCATCTAACAAGTTCCAGACAGACAGTGCAGTTTTGATTAGTTTAAGATTCATAGTTTTCTGATTGGTATCTTGTTTCTTTTGTAAAGTTGTCATTTTCATCAAATGTAAATATCTCAATAATGTAGGCTTTCTTCTTATCATCAACTGCATTATGGTCTTTGTCAAAATACATTTCGATTGTATTTGTTATTTCTTTCATAGGTTCATAGTCTGCCATATCTATACACCATGTAGTTCCTTATACGCAGTAAATAGTTCTTTCATTTGATTTTTAGATAATGGTCTATCACTTTCTGTTTGACCACTTGTGTTTGTTCCCATAACAAATTCTGCAATAGCACTATGGGTTTCATTTTCATAGATAGTGGAAGCAAGTTCTTTATGGCGTTCAGAATTTTTTGTAAGATCAGCTTTGTATTTGTTGTATTGTGCAGTGGACATTTTATATTGTTTATCACCACTTTGGGCTTTTTTGTAATAATTATCTAATTTTGCCATTTCCCTTTCAATTTTACCCTCAATATTACTAGCACTGTTACGAAAAGATTTAACATAAGGATTTATCGAATTACCACTTTGCACTTTATTTACTGTATCATTAAATTTTTTTACTGCATCTGGATTACTGTCTTGTAACTTATGATATTCTGCGTGTGCCATTTCGTGATTTAATGTGTTAAACACATTTTTCATTTGGTTAGGATATAATTCATGTAGCGTTACTGACATTTCTTTCGTTCTTGGGTTATACCACCCACCTGTGTAGTTTCTGCCCTTTGTTGTTTTGACATTTAGTTTTGAAATCATTTGTCGTTGTTCATCAGAAAATGTGTTCCATGCTTCTACACACGCATCATGTTGTAATTGCACATTAGGATTATCAGCAATCTTTGCATGAACACTGTTGGCAATCGCAATTTTTGTCTTGCTAGTTTTGAAACCACTGTCACCCACATTGTCATTATTTTTAGATGTTGGCATGACAGGTAGAAGTTCATCTAAGTCAGAATTAGCCTTACCTGTTTCTAGGTTTTCTAGTTGTTGTATTTCTTCTTGTAAATCATCATACTGTGCAAGTACCGTTCTTCGTTCCGAAGATGGCATATTTTTTAAATCTTCTTTGGTAAATGCTTTATCAAGATTACCTTTCACCTCAACAGCAAGATCAAGATATGCTTTCTGATTAGTAAGACGTTGATTGTTCTGTATTATTTTTTTATCTTTATAATCTTCCTTTTCTTTTTTGATGTCTTTATCATATCGTTCAACAATATCTTCTAAACTTTCATCATCATCTGTGTCCACATCATCTATCTCAACATCATCTGCTGATGGATCGGAAGTAAATTTCCCATCTGGATCACGTTCATGGTCTTGCTCTTTGAACTCTTTAGCTGTTAAGCTTTTTTTTTATCTTGTTCTGCCTGTATCATATCGTCAATTCTGCCCAAGACTTCAAGCTTCTTTGCATCTAATGTAGCCTTGATTAGTTCATCATCAATCTTCTTTGCATTGGACATTGTTGGTGGCATTTGTGGTAATGGTGGCACGTTTCCTTGTGGTGCATCACCTTGTGGCACACCTGTTGTTCTTGTAGGTGCTTGTGCCAATTCTGACTTGTATTCTTCCAAGTTCAATAATTCCAATAATTGATCGTCAGGCATATCAGGGAATACCCCTTTCACTCTTAGCACTGCATCAACCAAGTCAAACCAACTCTCAACAATTATAGTTTCAAATTCTAACTTAACACGCACAGTATCTAGCAAGTCACCCATACCCATCTTGATCATGTTGCGTTCATACCATTGTTTGCTTATCATATCGCTAATCCAATCACGCCTGTTCTTTACAACACCACTTAGGAAGAATTGTATCTTGCCTAGCAACGTTGCCCTGTTCTGATCTTCTTCCCTGCCAAGTAATGCTGATGGCACTGCAAAGTTTCCTATGATAGTTCGTTCATAGAAGTCTGCAAGGTGTATCATTTCTTCTATCTTTGGTTTCAAATCCATTTCCTTATACTCAATTTCATCATTGGCATCTACGGAAACTGCATTAAATGCACCACTTTTCAACGAATTAAGTAGGGTGTTCATGTCATTTTCTGCATCTGCTTTTGTTCTTCCCATTTTTTTCACAAGGAACATACCATAACCTGCCCACATTGATGTGGCAACTTCTGGAAAGTCAAACTGAACTAATCTTCTTAATGCCCTAGCACTTCCAACTACTCGTTGCATTTCAGAATAGCCATAAAACATAGTTCTACGTTTAGGGCTATCAGGTTTATTGACTAAGTAAATCATAGCTTCTGGATAAATTTCATCAGCAGGGTAAGTCGTTATGACCTTTTCAAGTGACCAATCTTTTTGGTTTAGAAACACCCTGCCCAAATCTCTTGGGTGAATAATCTTTAATGCCTTTGGTAATCCACTGCCCTCAAACACAATTACACATCTGCCAAACACCATTGTCATTGTTATTGCATCACGCAGTTTCTTTTCAAAGTGAATTTTCTTATCGTAGTCTATTAACTCGTTTAGTTCCTTTTCATATTTTTTTAACGCTGATTTCTTCTGATCATCATCTAGTCCATGATCGTCAATTAATTCAAAAATTGGTTTAAGTCCGTTGCCAAATGTATATTCCACAAGCTTGTCTATTACTGCACCTGCTACTGATGAACCCCAACTATCTTCAAACCATTCTAACTCTTGGTCTGTGTAACTAGGATTGGAATACATATACAGGTGATTGTCGTTCCAGACATTCTTACTCGCACTAGCATAGTTTGACTTTGATCTTGGTGGTGATGGTATAGCAGTTCCACCCATCACGAATTTATTTTGTTTATTAGAAGTATCTTTGGGTTTATTTCCCTTGTTTTTGTTCTTTGGCAATAATTAAAAAGAAGATGGAAAGGCAATAATAGAACTTTATTGCCCTGATCTGATGTGCTAAGTACCCTTAGTATGCTTGATACCTAGTGTATTATCCATGCACCATTCAAGAACATCACCCTCATAGAGTGTGCCTGTCCAATTACTCTTTTGTTTGAGTTCTTTGGTAATTTGGGCTTTAACTCTAATCAATTTCTGTCCTTGCCTGTCATTCAGATTTACCATCTTTCTGTTTTCGTTTGACATGGTGTAAATGGATATTTACACTCTAATATACCTATTCTTCAGGTATGCCTAGTTTAGCCCTGACTTGCATTAGCTGAATTTGTTTGCGTTTTAGTTTCTTTACCAAGACATCAAAATCTCTTAGTAGCCTTTCATAGCGTAATTCTGTGTTATTTTTTATCATGGCATATGCACTCACAATCTGTATCTCTAAAATGAACCTCATCATAGTGACCACAAATACTACAATATGTTCCATGTGTGTTTTTTGATTGTTCACCCTTAACAGCATTTTTGATTAATTTCATGCTAGTTCTTTATCGTCTTTTAATGCTTTTTGTTCTTCAACATATGCTTCTGCCATCACTGATAACTTCCTAAATGTTGAATGTTCTTTCATAGGAATTTCACTAGGCTTGTTTTTGGCAAACGCTAGTTCATACCAATTCATTATGTTATGATAATCTGTTACGTTTAGTTCTACTTCTACACTCATGGTTGTACCACATGAAATTCTTTTTGTTCTGTATGCACAGGTATTCCACTGCCATACACATCATCTTCATCACTGCCTATCTGATATTGTCTGCTAACCACCTGCAACGGTTGTGACATACCATCAGTTTCCTTGATGAAATTTCTACCGATAAAACAGGCTAACATCAGTGCCATTACTGTGTCGTCATGTTCACTACCGTCTGCACGATAACTTACCTGACCTGCTTCTGTGATATGTTCTGAAAAGTTTGAAATCTGTCTTTTTAATTCTTCAATATGCTTGTTAGTTTTACTTGGAAATTTGATACGGTTATTCTGGAACATTCTAGCCAACCACAATACCATTTGGTTCTTTGGCATCACCCTGCCTGTATTGATCTTTGATTGGTCTTTGACTTCCCTAGTTGTGAATACAGGTATTACGTTTGGAATCCTATGATGGTATTTCAATTCTTCATAAACGTGTTCACCTGTGTTGTTAATCTCTACGCTGTAAAAATCAAAAGGTTTTGTAGCGTGTATGTCTGAAATTAAGTTTTCAACATCAAGATAGTTTCTGCCTAACCAAGTCTTTACGCCTAAAACATAGATGTTGTTTAGTTTGACTTCAACACCCACAAACGCAAAACTATCTCTAAGCTTACCACTATCTATACCTGCAATTCTCATGTTTCCGTCTTAATGTAATGTGTTACTTCATCAAGCAAATCTTGTTGAACGTTGATAATTCTTTTTAGCCTTTCAATTTCACCCTGCTGTGTTTCTACAATGGTATCTAATATTTCCAGATGTTGTCCATTACTTTCTTGTGCAGTGGCTATTTGGAATAGCGTTGGTAAATCAGTTATTTCCATATTCTTCTGCCTCAAAATCTTCTATCGCTTGGTCTTTAATAACACCAAATATTGACGTTCTAGCACTTGTGTACTGACAACGGTATTCTTGATCAACATCAATGTCAATTCTTTTTAGTTCTTCTTGCATTTCCTTATTGCTGTAAATCCACCCTACTGCACAGGTGTAGTCATACTGTATCTTTTTGTAATCATTCTCACTCATGGCTAGTTCATAGAAGAATCCCTTTTGCCCTCTCGGTGTGCTTACTAGGAATATGTCTGACTTGTTGGTATGCAAGATTGGTTCTATTGCATCTAGCACAACACTATCATCTACCAATGCAAAGTGACCTGCTTCATCTACCACTACTGCCTTGATCTTTGTTTCACCCCTGATTGCTTCACTGTTAGATGGTTTGCCCTCAATTTCTGTACCGTTTTTTAGCAAGATATGTAGGTCATGCTTATCATCTTGCACAGTGGAACGTATGTTATCAAATAGCATCTTCAATCTGTTCATTACCGTCTTTGTTGTTTTTTCCCTAGTACCTGCAATAATCAATATCTTGCCACCTTTGTATTTGCCAAAACAATGATACTGTATTATTCGCATTACTATTTCCGTTAGTCCTATCTGCCTACTCTTATTGACATGGAATTTTACCTGCTTGTCTGTCATGGATTGCTTGATTAGGTCTAGCTGATGTGGCATAAACTTCATTGATTGCATGGTAGCAGGGTGTTGTGGCAATCCTACTAGGTGGCTAAAACAACAGTTCTTCTTGCTATTCGTATTACCACAAAAAAACTTAAGCTTCGCTAGGTCTGCTGTAATATCACTTTCAACTGAATCGTGTTCAGATTGGAAGTTTGGGTATATGTCCTTTGTCTGATACACCTTTTTCAGTGTCATTTTCTATCACTTCTTGACTAGCAGAATAATACGCACTAAGTAATGGTTGAATACCTGCAATAGAATCTAGTATGCTTTGTCGTCTAGTTGGGTTTTGTTCCCTATGATAATTTTCCCATGATAGTTTCAGTATGGTTTCTAGTTGGTCTATTCGTTCTATGTGCTGTTCCCATAATCCTATCTTCTGTAATTCAAACTTACGCTTCTGCGTTGAACCCTTTAACTTGCCCTTGATTCTGTAAAACTGTCTTACTTCCATTGGTTTCTTTTTGTTAGTCTGATGTGAATGAATCCATGCCATGCTGTCATGCTCGTTAAACCTCATAACTATGGTTTGCAATACCAATACCTCACTGTCATTTAGTGCCAATTTCTATACCTAGAATGTCAGTAATACTGACAAAATAGAACTAATTTTAAAAAAAAAGTTATAGGGTTTTTACTGCTGTTCCCCTATTAACAGTGATTGTCTGACCTGTAAGGTCAATCTTTGAAACGCTAGGAATATC